ACTGTAGGCTTCTTCTAAGCCAACTTTGTTTTTACTGCCTTTGGTGCGCACGCCTGGAAATGCGGAGAATACGTTGTCTGTGGGATCACCACGCATACACTTTTCAAAAAGTATAAACTTAGGATCGGGAATCTTTTTAGCTTCTTTAGTTTTCTTATCAATGACAGGTTTGCCCTTCTTATCGAAGATACCTTTTAGTGTATGGAGTTCATCACTTATTCCGTTATACTGATTGACATTGTCGGCAAGCAACTGATAGAAATCAGTGTCGCTACTAACAATAGTATGATGATCGTCGGGATGAGCTTGTATGAATCCAGCGATAAGATCATCAGCTTCTAATTCACCATGTTGGAGAACTGTGCAATTAGTTTTTTCACTGACGAAAGTTTTGAGCGCATCAAATGTCTCCCAGAATAAACGATCTTCTTCTGCTTCGCTTTCGGTGAGTGCCGCACGTGCTACACTACGGTTTTTCTTATAGGGTTCATAGAAGTCTTTGCGCCAGCTACGTCCTTCTAAACAGAATATAACATGATCAGCCCGTTGATCACGCCATGATTTATTGATTGATGCTAGGGTCACGTGGATAGCGAAACCCAGCTTGTCCCAAGTATCACTTTGGCGATGTGCTGAATGTCGGGCTCTGAAGAATGTGTTTGCTGTGTCTACTAGTAGATATCTCATTTAACAATTATACTTTCATTTATGATTTTTGTCAATTGATTTGCCCAGGCTTGATGAGCATCTGCACCATAATGGTAACTGCTGGGATTAACTGTGTGATAGCCTTGCCTGCTTAACCAATGATAGTAAGTTTGATTTTCGTCATATGGGTGTAGATAATTGTTAGTCCAATCAAATTGATCATTGGAGTTGAAAGCCAAGTATGTGTTAAAAAATAAATGTGGAACATCTTTGAGTTCTTTATGGAATGCCCAAATACGTTCATGGGATTGTTGTTCTTTTTGTTTATGATTGATATTAGTTAACCAATCTTGATATATTTGCTTTACTTCTTCTGGCCAATCAATACCACGACATCCAATGCTAAATTGATAGTATTGTTGATTGAATTGTATTTCTTCACGTTCCCAGGTAGTCCATCCAATTACGATTAAATTTGGAATACTGGTATTAAGATATTCGCGTGTAGTTCTGATAATACGGTCATTGCTACTAGAACTTTCTGCATCGCAATGTAATAAGGCATCTAAATTATCTGCTAACACTCGACCATAACTTACTTCTAGATTATCTGGATGCGGTTTACGTCCCACATTACGATATGTCGTATCATCTTCTGCAAAACAATAACTGTTAACAGCCTCAGCGCCTGCACTGTGACTATCACCATTTACATACAGGATCAACTGATTTCCGTTCTGCCGTTGCCTATGTCACGGCGATTGTTTGGACGATTGTCTGGATCCGCTTGTTCTTGTTCATAATTTTCAAGGACAACATTTTGACAAACGCTACGGAACCAATTATCTACTAGATCTTGATCTGTCTTTCCTTGATACCCAGCACGTACCAGATTGGCTACAAATTTATCATTCCAATCTAACTCAAAACTACCCGCACCAGGATTATCTTTGTCAATGCTAATGCCAAGTACTTCTACCCATGGTTCACCTGCTTCAGTGGCTAATTCTTTAGGTGTCTTTTTAGTTTTTTGGTCTTTAATAACCGGCGGTTCAGGTTTAGCACCAAACAAGTTATTGATTAATTTCTTTATCATATTAGTCCTTGAATAAATCCACGGCTTCCCAAGGTAAATCTGCTTTACCAAAGTGTCCATAGTTGGTTGTTTCACTGTAGATAGGTCGGAACAACTTAAATCTATTTATGATGCCCGCTGGTGTTAGATCAACATTCTCACGTATCCACTGGGTAATAGTGTTATCAAACTCGATACCTAGGTCAGTCTTAACAAACAAGCTGGTTGGTTGCTTAACACCAATAGCATAGCTGATTTGAACAGTTGCTTTATGTGCGCCCTTGGAGGCCACGATATTCTTAGCCAGGTAACGAGCTATATAAGCCGCACTACGATCTACCTTAGTAGGATCTTTGCCTGAGAATGCACCACCACCATGTGGACTGTATCCACCATAGGTATCAACGATAATCTTACGTCCTGTTAGACCAGTGTCACCATCTGGTCCACCAATGACAAATCTGCCAGTTGGATTGATAAGATATTCTGTATCGGCATCTATTAGATTTGGTGGCAATACTGTATCAATAATAGTTTTAATCTGCTCACGTAAATCATTGATATCTATATCAGCTGAGTGTTGCGTTGAGCACACTATCTTAGCGATACGACTAACAGTGCCATCATCATTATATTCCATAGTAACCTGTGACTTGGCATCGGGACCTAACCATACCACTCCACTCTTGCGAACTGCTGTTAATCGTTCTACAATTTTATGACTGTAATAGATAGCACTGGGCATTAAGTCTGGAGTTTCATTGATAGCATAACCAAACATCAGTCCTTGGTCACCTGCACCAAATGTGTCTGTACCCAGGGCAATGTCAGCCGATTGTCCATGCATTAAATTAGTGATCTCTACAGTTTCCCAATGGAACCCATCTTGCTCGTAGCCAATGTCACGTATAACACGACGTACAGTATTCTCAACTTCTGAGTGATTGTAAATACCTTTGTATTCGCCAGCTAGGACGACTTGATTAGTTGTTACTAGTGTTTCGCAAGCACAACGATAAGCAGTATTCTGCTCACGCATCATTAAATCTAACACCGCATCACTGATAGCGTCTGCTACCTTATCTGGATGTCCTTCACTAACACTTTCACTTGTAAATAGATAGCTCATATTTTCCTTTTATTTGCCCCAACTATTACCCCAAAGATCAACATGTAATCTTGGACTGTAATAATAACCGCGACGCATAGCTTCGTCAGCTACGTTAAATTTATTTCCGTCGTAGACTTTAACCACACCGCCTACTGGCATAATGTATATAACACCTTTGAACTTAGCCTTCCTATATTCTGATACTGCACGATCAACTTCATCAAAGTCACTAGGTTTTTCTACTACAAATTTAAGATAAGTTGTGCCAACCTTTTCATAACTACGAACAATCTCAGGTTTAATTGCATCTGTCCACGTTTCACCACTTGCACTTAATTTAGCACTAACACTAAATGTAATCTCACGGCTACCACGATTCCAAAGTTTTAAGTATTTGGCAAAGTCTTCATGTAGTTCTTGGGTACCATTTGTTTCAAATGTTAGATTCTTTAAGTTATACATATTTTTGTGACTTAACAATTCTGGATAAGCACGTTGCCAACCTAACAATGGCTCACCTCCTGTGATAACCAAATGTGTGTCATTGCCGTTAGGCATGATCCAACTGTTGCTAGGCACTAGATCTAGCATACGCTCGACTACAGCATCAATTTCTAATAAGGGACTAAAGTTCTTAAATCTAGGATCCCACGACGCATAGCTGTCACAGCCTGTTGTAACCAAAGGTAGTTCTTCATATATACGATATTTTGTAGGATCGATAAACTCACGCTCTGTGCTCATCTGTGTGCGATCACTCATACCAAATCCACCACAGGTAAAGTTACAGCCAAAGGTCCTTAAGAATACACTAGGTACACCAATAAAGCGTCCTTCACCTTGTGCTGAATAGAATATTTCACTTACTTTAAGTTTACTCATCTAATTAACCCATAAAGATATATGAATAATATTATGGCATTTAATGACCATAGCTCAGGTTTCTTCCAAACAATACCAGTTACAATCCAAAATAAACAAGCAATAGACAGTATAATAATGTTGAGAGGATACACATCAAGACTGGTGAATACCACACCGATAACGGTAATGATATTGGCCAACCATCCTATTAGTTTACTATATTTTGTAAAAAAATGCAACCTATCTCTCCCATGGATAAACAATCCAAACATCTTCTTCGGCTTTGTTTATCTCTACTGCACTGTAGTTGACCTTGTGGCTAAACTTGCTAGATAAGTTATCAAATAGCACTGCAAAACGGACATTGTTACCCCAGACAGTATTCCAGGCTGGATCGTTTGGTAATGCACCGCTTTGCCAATCCTGTATGATCCAATCTAACGTAGCACCAGTGTCATTGATGTCATCTAAGATCAGTATGTTTTTACGTAGAGCAGGATCACTTGTTGGTTCACCTTTAGGTCTAGGGACTGCGCTGGCATCTAAATAACCAAATGCGTCCTCTGCCATCCAACCATTGCTTTCACCACCTGTACCATCACGTAGGGCTACCTTTAATGTTTCCATAGGAATATCTAACATATGACTCATATATACAGCAGGAATTAATCCGCCACGTGTTAATCCTACGATATAGTCAGGGCGCCAATTGTCCTTATACATTTTAAATGAGATATCGTTTACATATTCTCGGATCTGTTGATCATCTACATATAACTTTTTCATTACTATCCCTTATAGGCTCTGATACTACTAATTTTGCCTGCGTCATTGAATTTAATTACATCAACAACACTTAAATGTACAGCATCACTAACTACTATGCTTAGTTCTGCGGTTACAGTATTGTTATCTTGATACAGGTGCAACGGCATCACATGAATATATTCAACGCTGTCGAATATCTTTTTGTTAGCGGCTAATACTTCATCGATGCCTGTAGCACTGATTTCCCAATCACGTAAGGTAATATCACCGGTGAACATTACCCCAAGTCCATCTAGATCCTTGCGTGAGAATGTTTCAAAATATTCCAAACAAATTGATTTCAAATCCATCTTAGAATTCCTTGTTAAGTGCGAAACCAAACTGTTGATTAGTCACACCTGCTTGATTAAGATAGTTCGTTTGATGCTCACCATAGGTAATCAAGTTTAGATTTTTAGTTTTATACTTGTAATATACACCCATGTCATACTGCATTGCAGTTGGACTAATGTTTACACGGCTACGATCATATGCTACTTCACCGTTGGCAGTCCACCCAATTGGTATGCTAACATCAACAGTACCTTTACTTACAGTAACTGGTTGGCTTACTGTAGCACCAAAACTGTGTTTTTCTTTAGTATAATCTACGCCCATGTTCCAACTATATGACTGTGTAGCACCCACATTAGTGATCAATCCACTAGTCTGTAAGTTAGCCTGTGTATAACCTACCCAAGCACTACCAAATAAGCTCAAGTTTTTATTTAAGTTATATGCACCAGTAAAGTTCATAAACTGTGTATAACTACCATTGACTTCGCCCATCATACCTGAG